TAATTTACCTTATGACATTGAAACGCTGCACGAAGAAAGGCAGGCAATAAGGGATAAAATAAACGAATTGGAGCAGTTATTGGATAATTTGCATTGAAAGTGATTATAATACAATCACATTTAGTATTTTTGTAAAATATAAAATAGGGTATGGACAACGGATTTAATTTTTGGAAAATATTATTTGCTGCAACAGGCGGATATATTGGATGGGCTATAAATGAATTTAAGCCGACTTTCCCTTTAATTGTCGTAGTGATAGTTTTTATCGTGTACGACGCCTGGACAGCTTATCAACTCGACAAAAGAGTGTGTAAGAAATACCCGGATAAGGTGCAACGGGAAAAGGCTAAATTTACAAGTTTCTCGTTTGCAAAAGTAATAAAGTCAACTATACCTAAAAGGCTTATACTTATCATCCTCGCCTATCTTGTAGAGCATTGGGTTTTTGTATATATGAAAGTTCCGCTCTCTTATATTGTTACGGGAGTTATATGTTTTGAACAGGCGTGGTCAATTCTCGAAAACGAAAGTTCATGCAGAGCTGAAAATGAAAGCATGTTTTGGAAAATGCTACAAAAAATCATGGTTGATAAAACAGAAAGGCATTTTGATGTAAATCTCGACGATTTAAAAGGCTCAAAGGATAAAATTGATTCTGAAGGAGAAAAAACTTAATAAAACGATAAAAAAATGGCTAATATTGACATTCTTGTTCCGTTTATTCTTAAATGGGAAGGTGGTTTTGTCAACGACCCGGCGGATGCCGGCGGTGCAACAAATAAAGGCGTTACAATCGGCACTTGGAGAAAAGTCGGTTATGATAAAGACGGCGACGGAGATATTGATGTTGACGATTTAAAGTTGTTATCCGTTGAAGATGTTCGGGATCGTGTCCTTAAACCTCATTATTGGGATAGGTGGAAGGCAGATGATATTATCTGTCAAGCTCTCGCAAATACTCTTGTTGATTGGGTTTGGTGTTCAGGTAAATGGGGAATTATCATACCTCAACGGATACTCGGAGTTGAGCAAGACGGAATTGTCGGCGTGAAAACGCTTAACGCCATTAATTCTTTCTACAACTATGAAGAACTATTCAATAAAATCCAAAAATCGAGGTTAAAATTCGTCGATGACATCGTCAAAAGAGACAATTCACAAAAGAAATACATAAATGGTTGGAAGAGGAGAATAAACGCAATAACATTTAATAAATTGAATTATGAATAAATTTATATTACTAATTTTTATTGGGGGGCTCCCGATCGTATTTTCGGGATGCTGCTCGCATCGAAATATCGTTTCAGACATTAAACATTCGGATAGTACACGGGTTGAAATCCGCAAGGAAATTATTACTGTTCCGGACACTGTATATATTGAAATACCGGCTCAAAAAGCTGAAAGGACGACGACAGAAAAAGAAAGTAATCTCGAAAATGATTATGCAATGTCGGAAGCACATATAAATTATGATGGAACTTTATACCATAATCTGACGACAAAACAACAGATGAAAGCCGTTGAAACAAAAAAAACAATAGAAAAAAATGACAGTATAATTTACAGAACGATTTATAAAGATAATGTTATCACAAAAGAAGTTGAAAAAAAACTGTCATGGTGGGAAAAGACACAGATATATGGATTTTGGGCTGCGGTAATTTTATTAATTATAATTTACCGAAAAAATATATATTCATTTGTCAAACTGTTTTTTTAGAAAAATAAATAGGTATATTTGCAACCATACTGAATCATAAAAAACGGGATATTTTGTCCATGTTTTTTCATTTTTGTTGTTAGTTTGTTGCTCCAGATTATATATGTATTATTTAAATATTTAATTTCTAATACTTTATATTGATTTCTTTACATTCTGCATCGGAAAGTGAAATAGAAAATCGAATTGAGAAATCAAATATAACAAGCATATAAATAGTGATAATCAGGTGTCTTAAATTAAGGCGGTAAGCATATTGATTATCGTCTTTAATTTTTATCATAAATTATATTTGAGTTGTCGTTTTTTTGTTGCAATTTTGTTGTTCGAACTAATAACAGCAACAACAGCAACAAAAATGGGAACGTCAAAAGAACCAATAAGATTGCGACAACGGAAAACGCCATCCGGCAACATCTCCCTGTATCTTGACATATACATAAACGGGAAGCGTTCATACGAATATCTTAAATTATATCTTATTCCCGAGAATAGCAGAGAGGATAAGAAGAGAAATCAGGAAACGTTAAAACTTGCGGAAGCCGTCAGGTCGAAACGGGTTGTGGAATTGCAAAACGGAGAGTACGGATTCAATTCAGCCTATAAAATTGATACGAATTTCCTCGATTATTACAGGGCGTTGTGCGAAAAGCGACACGGCAACACTGAAAGTCTCGGTAATTGGGGAAATTGGTATAGTGCACTCAAGCACCTTGAACGATATTGTAAACCGAATATGACATTTAAGGATGTAACTCCGGAGTGGATTAATGGATTCAAAGACTACCTCGATAAGACTGCCGTTTGTCGTGATAAGCGAAAACATATTGTAACGGATTCAGTAACGAAGCCACTGTCGCAGAATACCAAATCCAGCTATTTCAATAAACTTTGCGCTTGTATTAATCAGGCATTCGAGGATCGTATCATCCCTCATAACCCGCTACGTGGTATCGAGAGGGTTAAGGGAATAGAAACAGAACGAAGTTATTTAACCATTGAAGAGGTTCGTGCTATGGCAGCAGCACACTGCAAATATCCTGCGCTGAAAAATGCATTCCTGTTCTCTTGCCTGACAGGGTTACGCAAAAGTGACATTGAAAAAATGCGATGGAGTGAAGTGCAGCAGCAGGGTGAGTTTACGCGGATAATTTTTAAGCAGAAGAAAACAGGCGGACAGGAATATCTTGATATAAATAAACAGGCGGCTCAATACATGGGAGAACGGAGGGAACCGGATGACAGGGTATTTGTCGGGTTTAAATACAGTTCTTATATGATAACCGAATTGCGAATGTGGGCTATGAGGGCAGGCATAACAAAAGACATAACATTCCATACGGGGAGACATACGTTCGCGGTGCTTATGATAGACCTCGGGGCTGATATCTATACCGTACAAAAACTACTCGGGCATAAAGAGATAAGAACGACGCAGATATACGGGAAGATTCTCGACAGGAAGAAACAAGAGGCTGTGGCGATGATACCGGATATTCTGTCACAGAGTGAAGAGTAAAAAAAAGAATAAAACAAATAAAGTTATTTATCGGCGTCTTTTTTATAACGCAGGATTTCCCCTCTTCCGGTAAGAAGCCACGTTGCAGAAACGCCATATTCGTTCACGAGATAAGATAACCAGGCGACTTGAAATATGTCCCGTGACATATCCTTTTGAAGCGAGTTCATGTTCCATCGATTTATATTAAAGCGCTTCGTGAACGTCTGTTTGCCGCGTATGATTTTCTGCTCTTTCAAATAGGCTAAAGCCTCGAAAAACCGCTTTATTACTTTCTGGCTGTCCTCTGTTTGCATAATTCATTTGATTTATTGTTTGCTGTAGCGAAACGGGCTTCAAGTTCATCGGATTTATCGTTTGCCTGTTCTTCCCATTTAGCTATTGTTTCAGGGCTAAAAACAGGCTTTCATCCTGTCTTAACAGCATCCTCGAATTCATGTATTTCTTCGCCGGACATGTACGGAATGTATTTGTCAATGTCGAGAATCGATTGTATATACATCATCGTATCGTGTTGTAAATCGAATAGCTTCCTTATTTCAAGCATCTCCCCGGTTCCGAAAAGAAACCAACGGGCATTAATCTCGGGAAACTTTTCAAGAATGGTTAAGATCGGCTGCATTCCGAAATTTTCTCCTTTCAAAAGCTTGGACAAGTATTGTGGCGTCCAACCTACCATTTTTGCAAACTGTATTTTTTTCCCGCCGGTTTTATATTTGATGATTCCCTTTAAACGATCATTCATTTGTCAAGTAATCGTAGATTGTTAAAATCTTAGTCATGCCTTCAGCATCTTTTTTTGAAATCTCGTAGACGATTGAAGCATTATTTCCCTCATATTTTATTTTGCCTCTATTGTCGGCCATTGATCGCACCATTTCAAGTATAGGAACGGCATCTACTTCAAGCGATTCTATTATGAATGTTCGAGTTTCGAACTCTGCTCCTTTGTAAGATGAAGTGCCGAATTTCCCCGTAGCGTTTTTTGACATGTAACGTTGAGCTACTTTTTTTCGGTTGAATGCCTGATTGTCGTCAAATATAGTTGTTTTCCCGTCTGTTAGCACATAGACTTTTGCTAAGTCTACAGGTGTATCGTATGCCCCACAGGACAGATTAAGAATAAGCCTCGTTTCATCTCCTTTTCGCTCTATACGTAATAAATTGCTTTTGGACTTATACGTTTGTATACCGGTAAATTCGTCTGTAACAACTTCAATCCCTTTCAACATATTGGATGGGATTTTTCTTTCCTGTGCGCTAATCGCTAACAATGGGACAATGGCTAATAAAATAATTGTTTTCATCTTACAGATGTTTTGATGCGATAGTAATTAATTGTTCGGTGTAGTTATATATCTCATCGAGTGATGATATTTTGTAAGATATTTCTTTTTTATCTTCGTCGATGAAAGAAATTTTCTTATTATTCTCTGAATTAAAATAAAACCTGCAAATAAGTTTTCTGTTATTATTATCGACAAATATGGCAAAATAACTTTGAGCGTCGCGATATGTTATTCTGTTAACAGGAATGGTATGTCGTAAAATGGACTTAATGATGTAATAACTCTCCAATTCTTCCTCTGTGGTTTTCACCTTGCTCGAAGAGTTGTCTGTCGCAGTTTCATTATCTTGTAAAGTTTGCTGGTTTACTTGTTCTTTTGTTTGTTCGTTGTCTTTTATTGCGGCCTTAAGTCTATCCGATATCAAGTCGCTTATATAAGAATTTATTGATTGTTTTACAAGAGTTGTAAACTGATCTAAGACTTTCGGCATAAACATCCCATCATAAACCTGTTTCCCGAAGAATTTTACAAAATCAGGAGAAGGATTAGCAAATTCTTTTGATATTACGTTTTTCAATTCACCCATATATTTTAATTCGCTGGCCGAACTAAGTATATTGTCTATATTGAAATAAGATTTATGGAACTTCTTTAATTCCTCTATTTGTGCATCTTTCAGATCCAACATATTTATTTCCAAGAATGGTTTTTCGTCCATTCTATTTGGGACGGCAAGATCAGTGTAAAATCGGTAAATGATACCATTTGTAAGCACGCCAAATTTTGCTTTTGATACATGAAAATACCGGAGCAATTGATTATCGTATAACGTAAGTTCCTGTTGCCAATGTTTGCATTCTATCAACATAATCGGCTCTTTGTCTTTCATGATAGCATAATCGATCTTTTCTCCTTTTTTTGTACCGATATCGCAAATCATTTCCGGCAATACTTCAAACGGATTAAATACATCATAACCTAATGCGCTGATAAATGGAAGAACTAAAGCATTTTTCGTGGCTTCTTCGGTTTGAAGAGAGTCTTTCAGTTTTTCAATTCTGTCTGAAATTTGTTTAATTGAATCTTTAAAATCCATGATATTTTATTATTATTTCATTGATAAGCACATAATAACTCGATACATTCCGAAAATATCCTTTAGTTTGATAGAAAAAGGATGAAATTTTGGATCTTTATTAATTGAAACACACTTTATTTCGTCGTCATTGTCTCCTTTATGTATTTCTTTCACGACTATACCGTTTGAGGTATCTAATACGTACGTTTTGCCCCATTCAATGAATAAAGCCTCATTAATTTTCTTTATCAATATGATTGATCCGCTCGAATATTCGGGATACATACTGTCGCCGGTAACGCGAATAGCGAAATCGATATCTTTTACGGGAGAAATGATAGTTTCACAATCGCTGTCTTTTACTGATACTAAAAAATCATTCAAAGAACCTGCCTGTGCTGAAATTGGTAATAACGGTACAAAATCGGATGCTTCCATAGTTTCAGTGTCCAGAAAATCCTTTTTTATTAGCATTTCACCTTCACCGGTTAAAAGCCAATTAACAGAAACATTTGGGAATGCATTCTTTATTTTATCTAACATACTGTTTGTAATAGGAAGTTTTCTGTTTTTTATTTGCGATACGGTAGCTTTATCAGAACCTATCTTTTCAACAAATTCTTGCTGATTACGAACAATTTTGTTTGTAATAAAATATTCGATTAATTCCGCAAATCTATTGTTATCAGTCATATAACTATTATTAATATTATTTAACCGAACGTTTAACAAACAATTCGTTTAATATAAAAACGTTTTGTTTATATTTGCATCGTGTTTACGATTTAGTATCCGCACAAAGATATTAAATAATTAAATAAAATCAAATATAAACTGATATGAAAAATAGAGAAGACGTTGGAACAATGATTTTTAAAACTCCTTACCAACAGGAACGTGAAGCTCGAGACTTAGCTATTTACAACGAGTACAATGAACTTGCGTCAATAAAAGGGCAAAGCAAGACGCTCGTGACGGAGTATTTGATGAAGAAGTACGGGATTCACAGTCAGGGAACTATTTATGTAATCAGACACAGAGTTGAAAAAAAATTAAACACAGAATGTCATGAAAAAGACTAAAACGGTTAAATGGTTGATTTTCTCAATAATCGGCACATGGGGATTATTCTCATTTTTGATCATAGCCGGAGAAGATAATCCTATGCACCCTCTCCCATTCGCACAATTTGTTCTTATAAAGCTTGCGGCTATGTTAAGCTTAGCAGTATGCGTATTAGTAGGGAAAAAATTGGATAAATCGGGATATATGCCTGAATTCCAGGAAGAAGAATAAGATTATGAAAGAAGACATAGAAGATATAATAATATCGAAGCTCGAACAAATCGGGAAACTCGCACTCATCGGAGCTAAGACGGTGCTTGATTTTGATGAAGCGATACTTTTTACGGGGTTGAGCCGGGGGCATCTCTATCGTTTGACAAGCGGGCGACAGATACCTCATTTCAAAAAAAACCGCAAACTGTATTTTAAGAAATCGGAACTTGAAGATTGGATGCTGGACTGTAAAGTTTCCACAGAGGATGAAATTCAGAGTAAGGCCAGCACTTACATCGAAACTAAGAAGATGAAGGCAACCGTCTCAAGGCGTTGAGATGACACAGGATATCAAGTCAAGCAAGCGACGTAATCCTTTGCCTTTTCTTGATTTGTTTTCATGTTTTAATACGATTCCCTCGTTCGTGAGAATAGGGGAATAGAGAGGGAATTTGGCGGAATTGGCAGACGCAATTAATAAAAATAATGGTAAAGTCGGTGAAAACGCCCGAGATCGGTGGAACCCAACCTTACGACTGACCAATGCAGGTTCGAGTCCTGCAATTCCCACGATGACGGATAGCGACCGTCTGATTTCAGGAGAATGGTAACATTTGTGAGCGAGGTAGCCTGAAAGAGAATAACAAAAACCTCGCACACGGGAGTTTGGCGGAATTTATAAATGCTGGTTCGAATCCGGCACTCCCTCCAAAAAAGCAATGCCGGAAGCTGAAAGACGGCAATTTATTAATTTATTAATCATGAACGAAATCATCGAAGTTAAAGAGGCTGAAATGCTTCAAGCGATCGACCGGGCAGAAGTCGACATTCAGATCGCGACTGCAAAGAAGTACCCACGTGATTTGAACGCAACCTTGAACAAGATCGCAACTTATGCAACAATGGACAAAGAGACGGCAGAGGATTGTTTTTATGTCCTTCGCCGAAAAGGAAAAAACGGGCAGGACAATGTTATCGAGGGACTGTCGGTGCGTATGGCTGAAATTATCGCGGGAGCGTGGGGAAACCTCCGAGTTCAAACCCGTATAATCGGGAACGACGGCCGAATGATAACCGCACAGGCTATCTGTCACGACCTCGAAACGAACTTTGCCGTAAGCAAGGAAGTAAAACGCCGTATAACCGACAGCAACGGGCGCACGTACAGCGAAGATATGCAGGTGGTAACAGGCAACGCCGCTGCGTCAATCGCTTTCAGGAACGCTGTTCTGACGGTAATTCCAAAGGCCGTGACGAAGAAAGTAGTTAACGAGGTCAAAAAGGTTGCTCTCGGACAATCTATCGATCTCGAACAAAGCCGGCAGAACGTGTTGGCCTACTTCGCAAAACTCGGTGTAACCCAAGAGCAGATATTCCAATACCTCGACGTAAAGTCTATCGATGAAATCGACAAACAGATGATTTTCGAGCTTCGGGCAACCGCAAACGCCATCAAGGAGGGAACGACAACCGTTAAGGAGACATTTATTATCCCCGCAATTGAAGCAAAACAGGAGGCCGCAGCTCGCAAGAAAACAACAACGGCACAGGAAAAAGCAGCTGAAGCAATGGCAAAGGCAACGGGAACCGCAACGGAGTCTGTGGACGCCGAAACAGGTGAAATAAAATAGGAATAACGGAAATAACGGGAGGGCTACCGCTCTCCCATATTTAATCATAAAACAGTATAAAAATGAGCACAACTATAATCAGACCAAAAGACAGAGCCGAATGGCTCGAATACAGAAAATCAGGTATCGGAAGCAGCGAAGTCGCAACGATTGTCGGACTGAATCCGTGGGAAACTCCATATCAGCTTTGGAGACGGAAAATAGGCCTTGACGACCCTAAAGAGGTAACATTTGCAATGCAAGCCGGAACTTATCTTGAGGATGCAGTTTCCCGGTTTTGGCAAGATGAAACGGGACATCAAATCATTAAAAGTTCTTCGGGAGATTGGTTGATACAAAACAAAAAACGACCTTATCTTCAAGTAAGCCCCGACCGAACATTCTGGATAACGGGATTGCCCAAAAACAGCAAGAACAAGGGCATTCTGGAATGCAAAACAACTCAAAAGAAGATTGATGAAGACGACCTTCCAAAACATTGGTTTTGTCAGCTTCAATATCAACTCGGGGTTGCCGAATTAGAATTTGGAAGCCTTGCGTGGTTATGTTCCGGGCGTGAGTTCGGTTATAAACATATCGCACTTGTTCCCGACTTTTTCGGATGGCTCGTTGAGGAGGTTGACAGATTCTGGATCGACAATATTCTCGGCAAACAGGAACCTTCAGCTCAATCAGTGAAGGATATACTGCTTAAATATAACAGACACGTTGATGGTAAGATTATCGAAGTGGACGATGAGATATTTGAAGCATATAATGATCTGAAAGAGCTTAAAGAAGAACTCGATGCGCTTGAAGAACGAAAAGAGGCTCTCGAAGAGAAGATCAAATTATCGTTCGGGGATGCGGAGGCGATAAGCTATCGAGGACAAACATTGGCAACATGGAAAGCCCCGAAGCCTTCTGACAAGTTCGACGCTAAGGCTTTTTCGGCTGCATATCCTGATCTTGCGAAAGAGTTTACGACATCCGTGCAAAGCTCTCGACGCTTTCTATTGAAATAGGCTAATTAGTATTGATATGAAACGAAACAGCCGTTTTTTACTATTTCACCTGAACAGTTAAATAAATTTCTTTTCAGTATGATTATAATATAATCATATTATATTTGTGATAACCAAAAAATAAACAGTATTGAGATGTTAAAATATAAAGCTCCATATACGGGTGAGAAGGCTGAAAAGCCTCTCGACGCTGGCTGTTATGCGTGGTTAGCCCTAAGTGTGGAGCTTGTTTTCAAATAAAATTATGGAAAAGATAAAATCTAAAGAACAATTCTATGATGATCAAATAACAGAAGCATGGATAAATGACGAGGTTATAAATTACGATTGGGCACATGAAGGTTTTGGCGACGAAACTATTAAGGAGTTGCTAATGAAGGGTTACGAAAGAGGCTAT